CTCTCAACGCATTCTTCGCCGCAACCGGTCCCCATCTCGTGGCGTTGGGTGGTTGGATCACCGCGAACGAGCGGCTGGCGGTTACCATCACCGCTTTGGTCGGCGGCATGATCGCGTTCCGGGTTGCGACGGCAGCCGCGCGCTTCGCACTGCTGTTTTTCAAAGGCGGGCTAATTGATATGGCCCTGTTCGGGACGCGGGCGGCAGGGGCAATACTGACACTGCTGAACCCCCTCAATCTGGTGCGCAACGCCCTGGTTGCCCTACGCTTTGCTGTGATCTCGACCGGCATCGGGGCAATCCTTGTGGCGCTCGCGATGGCGGGTGTGTGGATTTACAACAATTGGGAGCCGCTTTCGGCATTCTTTTCCGGGCTATGGGCCGGGTTTGTCGCGGCTGTCGATCCGATCATGCCAGCGCTCGAGCCGATTATCGGCTGGGTGCAGGACGCGGTCGGATGGTTCACCCAGTTGCTTGGGCCTATGGAAGCGACCAGCGGTGAGGCTGAAGCACTGGGGCTGGCCATCGGCACGCAGCTCGGCGAAGCCGTGATGGCGATCGTCGACTGGTTTGCCGCAATTCCCGGTCACATTGAGACCGCCATCGCATGGGTAGGTGACCTGGCGAGCGGGCTTGCCGGGCTCGTGGCCGATTTCGTCCTCGATATTCCCGATTTTCTGATCTGGCTCCGCGAAATTCACATCAACGGCCTGATGGCCGCGCTGACATTCATCTGGCCCGGCTTTCCCGACTGGCTCGCTTGGTTCATGGACCTTGCCGCCGGGCTCATCACTTTCGACATTGCGTCGCTTTTCACCTGGCCGCAGCCGCCCGATTGGCTGATTTGGATGATCGAGGGCGGGGCGGGGCTCGTGGGCGGCTGGATTGGCGGAAACGCGGCTCTTGAGGATACGCGTGCCGTTGGGGGCGCTGTGGCCGGCGGAAGGACCTACCTGGTGGGTGAAGAGGGACCTGAACTCTTCACGCCCGGCGGACAGGGATACATCAGCACCGCGGCGGATACGTCCCGCATGATGGGCGGCGGCACGACTCAACTGGCCATCAACGCGCCGCTGATCGGCAATCTGCACGTCACCAAGGAAGCCGACGTGGACGCTGTGATCGCTGCGCTGGATCGCAAGCTGCGCGACATGCTGGCCGGGCTGCAAGCCGATATCGAATTTGCGGGATAGCGACGTTGCTTTACCAGATCGGCCCGATCACCCTCGACACCATGCCTTTCAACGCCGACGCGATGCGGCGTGCCGGCAGTGCAGCGGTTGCTGAAAAGGCGGTGATGGGCTCCCGGCCGCCGCTCGAATTCATGGGCAAGGGCGAGGACCGTATCACCCTGTCCGGGCGATTGTTGCCCTCGCGCGTTGGCGGGATGACCGAACTCGAAACAGTCCGCAGCCTCATGGACGCAGGAACCCGCGTTCCGGTGATGCGCGGCGACGGCAAGATGTTTGGCTGGTTCGCCATTGTCCGCGTGGACGAAGATCATGCCAATCTCGACCGGTTCGGCGTCGGTTTTACGCTTGCCTATACGATCGAGTTGACCCGCGACGGGGCGGAACCTTCGCAGGGTTCGCCAACCTCCATATTTGAAATGATGCTCGGGCTGTTTGAGGAGCTATGATGGAGAAAATCACAGTGTCCCGCGAGCACACAACGCTCGATCTCCTTCTGTTTCGCCGCTTTGGCGCTGCCGGGCAATCCCTGCTCGAAAGCGTTCTGGATGCTAACCGGGGTCTGGCGGCCAAGGGCCCGGTTCTGCCTGTCGGAACCGTCGTCACGCTGCCCGAGCAATTGGGCCGAACGTCGGCGGCTGAACGCCCTGTCGTCGATCTGTTCGGTTGATCCATGGCTTGGCGCACGGACTGGCAGGTATTCATAAACGACCAAGACCTCACATCGTCCTGGAGCCAACACCTGATCTCGATCGGCATTACCGACCAAGCCGGAACGGCCAGCGATTCCTGCACGCTCGATGTCGATGACGCGAATGGTCAGGTCCGGCTCCCATCGGGCGGCCAGAAAATCCAGGTACTGCTCAATCGGGTCCTCGCATTTGAGGGCGTTGTAGATAGCGTCACGTCCAGCGGGGGCCGCAGAGAGGGCCGCAAGCTTGCGGTCAGCGCCAAAGGCTTCGACACGGCCGGCGATGCCAAGAAGGTCCAGGGGTTCCATCTCGACGATGCGACCCTCGGCGAATTCCTCGAGGCGGCCGGCGCCGAAGCCGGGTTTTCCGTTGCCGTCGATCCGGCGCTCGCCGGCATCGCCCGCGATTACTGGTCGGCGGAATTTGAGAGCTTTCTGTCACTGGGCGAACGCCTGGCGCGCCAGTTCGGGGGCACCTTCAAACTGCGCGGCGACAAAGCCGTGCTCGCCAGGCGCGGCGAGGGGCTCTCGGCAAACGGTCAGGCCCTGCCAACGATCACAGCGCGCTATGGCGAAAACTTGATCGGCTGGAGCCTTAAACCCCGCGACCCGCGCAGAACGTTTGCCGCAGGCGAGACCCGCTATTTCGACCGGGCGTCCGGCGAAGTCAAAACCGAGCGCGTCGCCTTTGAGGGAACCGAAGGTGTGGGCGACAATGTTTTGCGCCTGGCCGAGGCATCCCGGTCCGATGCCAAGGCAACCCTCGAAGCACGCGGCCGCGAGAGCGATCGCGAGGCCGGTGGCGGCACGATTACGCTCGACCTGGTTCCCGAGGCGCGGGCCGAATGTTCAGTCGTTCTGATCGGCGCGCGGCCGGGGATCGACGGCATATATCGCGCCGACAGCGTTTCGCATCGATCCGACCGCGGCGGCGGCGCGACGACGACGATTTCGGTTAAGCAGCCCGCCGATGGAGCGGGAACCGACACCCGCTGATCTATGTCACCAAGGCGATGTTTTGCGGTATCGCGCATTGGGCGAACCGCCAGGGCGTGGGGGACGCCTCTGGCGGCTCTACGGGTGTCGGAGGTCTCTGACAACCGCTCCATACTTTATCACGAACTACGCCGCCCGCTGAGGCGGTCTTTTTGTATCCAGCACCCAAAATCGGAGAACACTTATGAACTGGCGCGACATTCAGCGCGAGCTGGCGAAGCGTGGTTTCAATCCCGGCCGGATCGACGGCATACCCGGGCGCAATACCCGCAAGGCAGTGGAAGCCTTTCAGCGCACGATGGGGCTTGAAGTCGACGGGATCGTCGGATCGCGCACCCTGGGGGCTTTGTTCGGGCCGACCTCGGCCAAGGGGCGACAGGTTGCCGATCTGCCCTGGTTGGCCATCCTCAACGACAAGATGGGCTGGCACGAGGTCAACCATCACAAGAAGCTGTCGGACTTCCTGCGGCTCGATGGAAAGACGCTGGGCGATCCCTCCAAGCTGCCCTGGTGCGGTGACCTGGTTGAAACTTGCATCGCGCTGGCACTGCCCGATGAGGTAATACCGGGCAATCCTTATCTTGCTCGCAACTGGGCCGGCTTCGGCCGTTCGACGCTGCCGCGCTATGGCGCCGTCGGGGCGTTCTGGCGCGGCAGCCGTGACGGCACCCAGGGCCATGTGGGCTTTCTGATCGGCCAGCGGCGCAGCGACGGCGCCTATCGCGTGCGTGGCGGCAACCAGTCCAATTCCATCTCCGACACATGGCTTGCCGCCGGTCGGCTGCTCGAAGCGCGCATGCCAGCAACCTTTCCCGCCCTCACCCGCGTCCTGCCGCTGCTCGACGGGGCCGGCGCGCTCTCCCTCAACGAGGCTTAGTCATGGCCAATCCGCATGGACAATTCGAATGGAAGCGCCGCCGCCGCATCATCTATGCGGCGCTGATCTTTTGCGCGCTCGAGGTCGCCTACCTCACGGTGCTCGGCACTGACAGTGCGCTCAATGCAACGATCGTCACCTCGCTGATCCTGCTCGCGGGCTCGATCATCGGTACTTACGTTTTTGGTGCCGTCTGGGACGATCTCAATGCCCGCAAGTTCGGGGGCGGGGGCGAAGGTGAACTTTAACCTCCTCATTGCCAGTGGTGCGCTGGCGGCCGGGCTATTGCTGGGCGGCGGCGGTGTGCGCTTCTGGTACGATCGGGTGGTCGTGCCCGATGCGATCGCCGACACAATCCAGCAACAGGAAAAGCTCTGCCTCGAGCGCGTGACGAGCGCGGCCGAGGCGGTGCGTGCCACCGAGCAGCTGCGCCAGCGCCTGGCGGGCGATGCCGCCACGCGTGCCTTCCAACAATCGCTTGCAGAAGCGGCCCAGAGCGCCGCTGAACTGGGCCGCAGGCTCGAACAGGAGGAAATCGACTATGCCCATATC